ATGTATGAAATGCCACCACTCGATTTTATAGGTTAGTGATATGGTTCTTAACCCATTCTTTCAACAAGGTGCTAGATCAGAGCAGAATTTAGTTCAGGATCTAATCAACGAACAGTTGAGGATGTATGGTGTTGAGGTGCATTATCTACCTCGTAAGTATGTAACAGAAAATAAGATAATAAGAGAGGTAGTAGCATCTAGGTTTGATGATGCATATCCTATTGAGGCATATGTTGATACCTTTGATGGGTATGGAGATAATCCCACTCTATTATCAAAGTTTGGTATTGAACAGACAAATGAGATAACACTTACAATATCAAGAGAAAGATTTGAGAATTACATCTCACCTTTGATGAAGAATGAAGCAGATGTAAAACTAACAACTAGACCCAAGGAAGGAGATCTAGTTTATTTCCCATTGGGAGATAGGTTATTTGAAATCAAGTATGTAGAGCATGAGAAACCTTTCTACCAGTTACAAAAGAATTATGTTTATGAATTAAGATGTGAACTCTTCCGTTACGAAGATGAAATCATCGATACAGGTGTTGATGAGATTGATAATGAGTTAGTTGGAGATAATTTGGACGGAGATACAGAAGATGGTATTCCAACAATACTTGGTCCTACTCAAACACTTACATTGGTTGGGGTTGGTCTAACTGCTGCTGCAGAGACCAGTATAGTTGCCTCTGGTGCTATTAGATTTGTTACTATAACCGATAGAGGTGGTGGATACATCTATAGTCCCTCTGTAGGGTTCTCCTCTGCCCCTACAGGCGGTGTAACGGGTATTGCCACTGTAAGGATGATTGGAGGCATTGTAGCGTGTAATAAGAACGTTAACGAGAGAGCAAGATCTGTTCAGAATATAGACTTAGTAAATCCAGGTTCTGGATATACGGTTGCACCTTTAGTTCAAGTAACTGGTGGTGAAGGAACAGGTGCTGCTGGAACAGCATTTTTAGGTAATGGAACAGTTGGTATTGTAACACTTACTGCATTTGGTAGTGGATTTACAACTGCACCTACAGTTACATTCTCTGGTCCTACTGGAGTTGGAACAACTGCTACTGCTGTTGCAATTATAAGTGCTGGTGGAACTATTACTTCTATTAATATAACTGATGCTGGTTCAGGATATACATCCATACCTAATATCACAATATCTGATCCATCAATGGATTCTACTGGTGATTACATATTCAATGAACAAGTTAAGGGATCAACCAGTGATGCAACAGGTAGAGTTAGATCTTGGAACTCTACTACAAACATATTAGAAGTTGCTTCAATCAGTGGAACCTTTGCATTAGGTGAGAAAATAGTTGGTCAAACATCTCTTGCATCACATGCTTTAAGAGTTGTTGATGAACAACCCACTGATGATGGATTTGCTGATAATGTAAATATAGAAACAGAAGCAGATAAGATTCTAGACTTTACCGAACAGAACCCATTTGGTATTCCATAAATATAAGTTACGAGGATAATAACCATGTTTGAGTATTTTTATAACGAAATTCTGAGAAGAACGATTATTGCGTTCGGTACATTGTTTAATGGCATCACAGTTAAGCAAACCGATTCGACTATAAGAGTTCCTTTGGCATATGGTCCTACTCAAAAATTTCTTGCTAGATTAGAACAAGCACCTGATTTGAATAAGAGCACTGCGATTACTCTTCCTAGAATGTCGTTTGAATTTACTGGTCTAACTTATGATCCCTCTAGAAAAGTCACTACAACACAGCAATATACAGTAAAGGATCCAGATACTGGAAGTGAATCTAAAAAAACATTCATGCCTGTTCCATATAATATGCAATTTGAACTTGCTATTATGTGTAAATTAAATGATGATGCACTACAAATTACAGAACAGATACTTCCATATTTTCAACCAGCATATAATGTTACTGTAGAATTAGTTGAAGCAATTAAAGAGAAGAGAGATATACCCATAGTATTAGAAAATATTACAATGCAGGATGATTATGAAGGAGACTTTACTTCAAGAAGAGTTCTTCTTTATACATTAAGATTTACTGCTAAAACATATATGTTTGGTCCTGTTACTTCCGCTACAAAGGATATCATCAAGAAGGTCAAGACTACATATATTTCTGGAGATTCCAAGAGCACTATGCGGGATATTTCCTATACCGTTACTCCAAGAGCAACAAAGAACTACACAGGTGCTGTGCTTACCAATGTTACAGAAGATATTGGTTTAGCAGATGTTATAATACCTGTTGTTGATGGAAGTAAGATTCCTGCTATATCATCATCTACAAAACTTTATATCAATATTGGTAATGAGGAACTATTTGTTAAGGCAGTAGATGGTAATAATTTGACAGTAGAAAGAGGTCAAGATAATACAGTTGCTGCTTCTCATTTGAAGGGAGCAGAAGTCAAATCTATTACTGCTGCTGACAATGTTCTCATTGAAGAAGGAGATGACTTTGGATTTGATGGTTCTACAGAGGGTTTTCTCTAAAAAATTATGACTAAAGAATTTAATAAACTTGATAAAACTTTTAATATCACTCCCGAAGTGGTAGAGGAAGAGAAAAGTGAGGTGATTAAACCAGAAAAACCAGATAGATTAACAAAAGATGATATAACTAGAGACTATGAATATACAAGAGGCAATCTTTATAGTATAATAGAAAAAGGTCAAGAGGCGATTGATGGTATTCTTGAGATCGCTCAAGAAAGTGAGATGCCTAGAGCATATGAAGTTGCTGGTCAACTCATAAAAAGCGTCTCTGATGCTACTGATAAATTAATTGATCTTCAGAAAAAACTGAAGGATGTTAATGAAGAAAAAGTATCAAAAGGACCATCAACAGTCAATAATGCACTTTTTGTTGGATCTACTGCAGATCTTGCAAAATTGATAAAGGGAGAAACACCCAAAAAAGACTGAATAAATATATTTGTAGATGGAGTAGAAATACGTGCCACTTAAGAAGCCATCAGAATTTTACGACAAGAATCCTAATTCGTCATTTGATGATATAAAGGAAGAGTTGAAAAACGCTAAACCTGAGAAGGTAGAGCGAATTTCTGAAGCTTTCGATTCGTTTAAAACTAATTTAAATAGTTTACAATCACTATCTGATTTTACGGAGACTTTTGATACTTTCAAATCTAATGTAGAAAAAGTAGAAAGTTTATCAACTACTGTAGAAGAGATAAGAGAGAATATTCAAGATTTGATCAGTAAGAAAGATCTTGATGATTCTATGATGGCTCATCTTCTATTTGTAGAAGAGTCAATCAGAAATGTTCAGGATAAAGTAAAGACTGTCAATACAAATACTTTATACGAAGTAAAAGAAGAATTTAATACATTATCTGAAAAGGTAAATGAGTTTTTAGGTGAAGAAGTTCCTGCATATAAGAAGTTAATTGTAGAGTCTGAAACAAGAGTAGATACTAGATTTGGTGAGTTTAAAGAAGAAGTAACTGATGTCTTTGAGACATTAGGAACTGATATTAAAGAAGAAGTTTCTAATATTTCTGATAACCTTAAAGGTATAAATGAAGAGAACCTTTCTAGAATTAGAGAGGATGTAAAGGGTATTGGTGATAAAGTAAAAGCATTAGTAGAAGAAGAATTACCTGAATACAAAAAGTTCTTTGCAGAAACTGAATTAAAGACTGAAGATAGACTAACAGAGAATGAAGAGTTAGTAGATGAGAAGTTAAAGAAGGTTGAAGAGAATTATAAGAAAGGTATAAAGGGAATTGAAAAGGATATAGCACAGCATAGAAAGTCTTTTGCAGAATCAAAGATAAAGACTGAAAAAGGTATAAACAAACTATTCAAAGATCTAGCACAAGATATAGTTACTCTTGATGAAAGACTCATAGTTCTTGATACTGGTGTCACTGCTGTTCATGAAAGAGTAGAAGGTAAAGAATCTGAAGTTGATAGAGTATTATCTGAAAAGATAATCAAAATTGAGAATCTTGTTAAAGAATCTAAATTCCTTTCTGATACTGTAAAGAGAGACTTTAAGAATAGAGAAATTTCTAGTGATAAAAAGTTAGAAGAGTATGCAAATACCTTAACTTCTTTTGCATCAAAGATAACTGAATTAGAATCAAATCTATCAGACAATATATGTGAACTGCAAGAGAATTTAGATACTAGCACTACAAAGTATCATGATGATTTAAAAACTAACGTAGAGCAATTTGAAGAGACACTATCTGATAAGTTAAAAGATTTACAGATTAATTTTACTGTAAATGAAAAGCATATTAAGAGTATTCGTAAAGAGTTTGAGGATGTTGTAGAGAAATTAAATGTAGATGAGATAGCAGAAAAGAGTAAAGAACTCACTGGCAAAGTTAGACAATTAGAAGAAGTATTAGAAAAGTTTGATCAGAAAGAAATTCTATCAGAAGGTCTACTAAACATTCCTCCTGATGTCGATAACTCTGATCCACTAACACCATTAGACAAGAGATATGTAACTCTTGATCAATTATCAGAGCATTACAGACTTTTTGTTAATAGAGTTCAGCAACAACTAGCAACCTTTGGTGGCGGTGGTGCTGTTCGTCTTGATGATTTAGAAGATGTTGATGTAACTGGTGGTGTAGCAGATAATTATATTATTCAATATAGTGAGACTGATTCTAAATGGATTGCTAAACTAGGTAATGTTGGTGGTGCAGGAACTTGGGCATCTAGTGATACAGGTATTCATACCACTAGAAATGTAGGTATCAGCACTATAGCAGCAAAGGCAGATAAAGCACTATACGTTCAAGGTGATGCTCAAGTTACAGGTAATCTGGATGTTCAGGGAGATCTTGTATACGATGAAGTAAATGCACGTAACTGGAATATATCTGGTATTGCGACTGCTAACAAACTTCATGTCGGTTCGGGATCAACATTTCCTGAAGAGTTAGTAGTTACTGGTAATGCTAGGATTGTTGGTATATTAACTATTGGTACTTCATCCATTATTATTGATGGTGAAGAAGATGCAATTTCTATTGGTAGCACAATTGATGGTGAAGATGGTGTTACTATTACTAATTCTGCAGTTACTATTGGTGCTGGTGTAACAATTAGTGCTGCTGCATCTGGTATTAACTCTGCACCTAATGTTCTATATGTTGCAAAAGACGGTGTAGATACAAATAATGGAACATCGATTGACAATGCTAAATTAACAATTAAAGCAGCAGTTGGTATTGCTCAATCAGGAACAACAATTAAAGTTCTTTCAGGTAGATATGAAGAGGCAAATCCTATAGAAGTTCCTGCTTTTGTTTCTATTGTAGGTGATGATCAAAGATCTGTAACCGTTACACCAAGCAATGCTACAAGTGATATATTCCATGTAAGGAAAGCATCTAAATTAGCAAACATGACTTTCACGGGTCATCTAGCACCCTCTGCAGCAGTAGCATTCCCAACTACAGAGATTGCAGAAAATGTTGGTGGTGGTAAGTGGAAAGGACCATATATTCAAAACTGCACAAGTGATACTACAACAGGAACAGGATTATATGTTGATGGAGATCAAGCAAGATTATTAGCATCAATAAATGTAGACTCATATACTCAATATAATCAGGGTGGTGTTGGAGTTGCTATTACCAATAGTGGTTT